TTTTGTTAGAACAGGATAGGATAAAAATACCTAATGATCCAATATTGATCGCTGAGTTGAAGTCAATGCAATATGCTCTGTCCACAGCTGGCAACCTAACTGTGCAAGTCCCGGATGGGTTACATGATGATTGTATAATGAGTTTGGCACTTGCCGTTTGGGACGCACCGCAGAATCCAATACATGCAAATCAATTTACTAATAGTAATCAAACCTATGGCGTCCTCCCCATGGATCCCACATTTGGAATATGAAAGACTTTAATCAACTAACCGACAATGAAGTAAGATTGGTGACAGCCCTTCGCTCTTTACGACCGTTCGAGAAGATAGTTATCAGTGCTGATAAGAATGGCGCGGTGGATAGTTATGTTGTTGAACGATCATTCAAGGAAATCTGGATTAGTGTTGCACACTAATTGTTAGATATGGTATAATATCTATAACTTAATAATTGTCACGAAAGTATCGGACGATAAAGCTTTGGCTTTGTCGTTTATTTTTATATAAAAATGCAAGACAACCTAAACAACGATATCTTAATAGAACAACATAAAAGAGAAAAAGAAGAATCTGTTCGTTTTAAGGATAGACGCTTCAATCAGTGGAATGAAAACTATACTCTCTTTAGGGATAAGGTATCGATTAATCGTCTAACACAACGTCAGGCGGTCAACCTTCCGGTCATTCGTGAGACTATCCAGTCTTGGTTATCAAAGATTGATGAACCACCAGTAGTTAAATTTGAATCTAGGGGCCGTGATGGTAATTCCAAGAACGGTGAGATCATCTTAAATGAGTTGTGGAGTTATTACTTTGATAAACTCAAGCTGGATATCCTAGATAACATGGAAAAGAAGATTGTTGGCCTTCAAGGACGTGCGTTCAAGAAGTGGGGCTGGGCAAAAGGTGAGATATTCTGTGATGTGCTTGATCCATATGATATTGATATCGATCTTAGGGCCAGTCCGCTTGATCTAAATTCTGCGGATCACGTTATTCATAAGAATATCTTTAGACCACTAAGGACTATTTTGGCTAATAAGACATACCTTGATGAAGGTAAACAGCAATTGAAACAATATCTTGATTCTAAACAGGGTATTTTGGCTCAAGCTCAGACAGAAGAGGACTTTCAAAAGCGAAGAGAGAGGTTAGAATTGCTTGGCGTCTCAAACTATGATGACTTTAGGGCTTCTGATGTCATGGTCGAGTTAAATGAGTCGTATAAACTCATTTGGGTTGAAGAGGAAAAGAGATTTGTACGTCATTTGATAATTTTCGCTGCGGACGGAGCGATTTTGTACAAAAAACCTTTGAAGCTGGCTATTGGTATCACTGATATTCCGATCATTACCTGGGCATCAGATCCTGATTTGAATGATATTTGGTCAGATGGTATTGCCGACAATGTAAGGACAATCAATAAGGTGATCAATATGTATATGTCACAGGATTTGGAGAACAGAACTTATAGAAACTTTGGTATGTACTTCTTCAATACGTTAAACGGTACATTTACACCACGATCATTTACCCCTGCCCCATTTGGAATGTATGGCGTCCCCGGTAAACCATCAGATATTATTGAACAGATGAGGATTGAACCATTGAATGATGTGGCTAACCAAATTCAGTTCCTAAAGGATATGATCCAGTCATCAGTTGCTCAAACTCCTACTGAAAGGGGTGTGCAAGACAATAAAAACGCTACCCTAGGTGAAGTCCAATTGCAATTCCAACAGTCTCAATCTCGAAACGAGGTGGTCGCCAAGAACTATCGTACCGCATGGAAAGAGTCCGGTAAGATTTTCTACGATCTATTGAACGCCAACTCTAGTGGCTCAATGATTTTGTATAAGAAGGGCAATGATGGAAATTATTTGGCAAAAGAAGTGAAGCCTACTGATTGGCAAGACCCTAAGGGTTATGAGTGCAAGGTTGTTTTGAAACAAGAACAGGACGAGAATAGTGACTTTGACCTTAAGAAGTTGGCCTACGTTAAGCAGTCATTTCAAGATAACCCAATTGCTTTGAAGATTGCCAAGAAAAAAGAATTGGAACTATTGGATTGGAAACAAAACGAGATTGACGAGGTTATGGCAGTCTATGATCAACCTCAACCAATGCCTATGGGACCGGAGCAGATGCAACAGCAAGGTCAACCAGTTCAAGTACCAACTAAACAACCAATGCAATGAATGAAAAAATATTAAAATTTATCAATAAGTTTGCATCCAAGAATGGTGGTAAAGAGGTTAAGTCATTCGAGGATTTGACGTCAGAGGAAAAGGATACCTATCGTGAATGGGAAGTCGCGTTGAGTGGACGAAAGTTAACAGATGATGATGTCCAAGCGTTTTTGAATACTGAATTAGATACGGCAGTCACGAGGCTTACGGATGTGGATCTAAAGGTTGAGGACGCTGTATTTAGAAAGGTCGAAGTACGTTTAATAAAAAAGATAATCAATTTCTTGAATATGCCGGCTATTGAGAAGGCATTAGTAGAGAAACAATTAGAGAAATAATATATGGCATACAATCTTTATAAAAATATTAGTACGGCAACTACTACGGTCGTTGATTCGGGCGCAGGAACCCTTGATAGAATTATTATCAATACAACAACGGCATCTACAATAACAGTGTATGACAATACGGCAGCATCAGGCACGAAGATTGCAACAATAGCAGCTTCTGTTCCTAACGGTACTAACCTTGTTTACAATCTTAAGTTTAATACAGGTCTTACTATTGTAACCGCCGGAGCGTCAGATATTACAGTAGTTTACAATTAGTTGTCACGGGACCGATGATGTCCTTAAACCCATACTTACTAGCTCTTTAACATAATTTATATATGGATAAAGTTAATGAAGTCTTGGCAAAGGAGACTTTGTATGAGGATGACATAAAGTTCCTTATGCAAAATATTGGAATCCTGCCAATGACTGCCAAGGTTAGGTTAGGACTGGTTCCTGCACCAGCTATAAAGGCTGTTGAAGTGCCAGTAAAAACTCCTATTACCCCACCTGTGGAACCTGCTACTGTCGAAGTAGTGGAAACTCCAAAGAAGGTAACTAGGAAGGTTAGAAAATAATAGTTAATTTCCCAAACCCCAGAATACATATGGGACGGGACAACAAAAGTATGAATCCAAACTCATTCGATCAAGAGATAAAGGACGCGCAAGCCAACCCTAATACTCAAGGTCAAGGAACGGAACCGGTGACACCCGAAGACAAGCCAGCACAGGAAGGCGAACCTAGTGTTGATTACCAAAAGAAGTTTGCCGAGTCTTCAAAAGAAGCATTGCGTCTCTACGAAGAGAACAAAAAACTTCAAGAAGAACTCGCGGCAAAAGCCAATGAGCCAGTAATGGCTCCACCTATGGAGAGTGTGTATCCCGGTTTCGAGCAACTAGATCCAGAGGCACAGAAGAATCTTATTGCCTATACAAATGTGGTAACAAAGCGTGCAACAGAAGAGATTTACAAAAATCCTGCTATTGCACATTCGGTTAAAGTGTATAACGAAAATAAGTTCGACAATGCTTTAGGATCAATAGTCGCTAAGTTTCCAGAGCTTGAGAAGTCAAAATCTGATTTCAAGAGTAAGTATTTCAACGCTAATAACATTCCGGATAATATTGAAAATATCTTGAGTGATCTAGCAAAAGCATACTTATACGACAAGGCTGTGGAGATAGGAGCCGAGAAAGAGCGAGCAAAGGCCGGTCGGGTTGAATTAGAGCGAGGGACAGGCGGTGATAAAACACCACAGGTCAATCGATCACTTGAGGATTGGATGCGAATGTCACAGGAAAACCCTATGAAGTTCGCCCAACTATCAAAGGAATATCAAGCCGACATGGATTCTGGCAAGCTCAAGGAATAAATAACCTTACATATTAGGCCATAGGATTATCAATTTAATCCTAATAAAAAAATGTCTCAAAGTTTAGCCGCATTTACACCGATAAAATTTTCATTGAAATTGGTGGAATTGCTATATAACGACGGAATTTATCCTATCATCTCGAACAACAAGTACGAGGGTCAGATAAAGGACGCCGGTGATCGTGTTCGTGTTCGTACAGCAGCAAGAATTTCTTTGTCTGCATATACAAAGGGTATGACTCTTGTCGCACAAGACTTGAATCCTACTAGTGAGGATTTGGTTATTGATCAACAGCAATACTTTAAGTTTGTTGTTGATGATGTAGATAAGATTCAGAACGATATCAATGCTATCGCTGAATATGCAGCAAATGCAAAGAGAGATATGTCAGAGCTTATCGATACTGATCTGCTTTCATATGGACGAAAAAATGTGTACTACGCTAATGCGGTTGGTACAAACTACTCAACAGGTACAGCATCCGTTGCTACTACAGGGGTAGTCACAGGTTCGGGTACTACTTTCACGTCTGCTATGGTTGGAGGTATTATCAAGTTCGCTGGTGCAACTAAGGGTTACTACATCAGTGCTTACTCATCTGCTACATCAATCACTGTGATTGATCAAGGTGGTACGACCTTCACCGGTTCTGCTATTCTTCCAGCAGCAGCTGATACCACTTATGTGATTTATGCCGCAACACATAGATCAACAACAAAATCTACAATCTACAAGGATTTGGTAGATGTTGACACAGTTCTTACAGCACAGAAGGTTCCAAGAGGTAATCGCTTCATTGTTCTAAATGCAGCAGCTGAAGGTATCCTTCGTCAGGCTCCAGAGTTTATTCCAGCAGTACAATCTGCCTATACTGGCGTTGTAGAGCGTGGAATGATAGGTACTATCGCTGGTCTAAAGGTTGTCTCTTCACAGTTGGTTGATGGAAATAACACTACTGGCTATTGGTTCCTCGCAGGTGATAAGGACTTCCTATCATTTGCATCTCAGATCAGTAAGGTCTCAGTTGTTCCTTCTGAATCTGATCCAACTACCTTCGTTTCTACATGTAAAGGACTCTTGGTCTACGGACGCAAAGTCTTTGAAGAGAACCGAAAGAGAGGTGCAGTATTGCGTGCAGTGCTTAGTTAGTCTCTATAGCCCATCATTACTGGTGGGCTATGTGAGGTTTACTAATAACCTTATCAATTAAAATGACCACCAATCAAATATTATTACTGGTACGAAACAAAGTGTTGGAAACTACAACTGAGATTGTAACCGACGCTACTCTTTTACTGTACGTCAATCTTGCCTATCAAGATGTGTACAAGAGGGTCTTTCCCAATGATCAGATACTCACAGCAACTGTGACCTTTACGAATGGTGTCGGAACTTTGCCAACAAACTTTGGCACCCTATATGGTGACGCCCTACAGGGGACGGCCAATTTCTTTCCGGAACTATCGATTGATGACTTTAATAAGCAGACAACAGGACAGGGCGTCACGATTGAGGGTGGCACGATTAAGGTTTTACCTACTACGACAGCAAGTTTGGTGATCAAGTATTATCCAACATTCCCAGACTTATCCACTTCTGTTAACCCTACGATCAACTCATACTTCCATTTACCAATAGTTTATAGTGCCGTGTCTATGGTACATGAAGATTTGCAAGACGAGGTATTGTCTAAGTATTACTTTGACAAATATGAGGCTGATCTAACACGCAGGATGGCAGTGCAAAGTAACTATGAGGAGGGAAATCAAAAATCTTCTGTTATGTTTAGTAGTCAAAATCTTATTGGCGGTTTGTCATCTGGTGATCCTAATTATTTTTAACAATGCCTTTAACTAAAGAGAATTTCATAGTACAACAAAAAGATTTAGTCAAGGCAATTGACGTTGATGGCGGTGGCGATGGACGAAATGTACCAATAAATATGAACTTTGCTGAGTCCGGATACATCCAGAAAGACTCTGGTGTTTCTCTTCACGGTGCTACAGAGACAACTTTGTGTCACAGTCCTTTTTATTACAAGAAAAAGGATGGCACGTCCTATATTATCCGCATTATGGGTACAAAAATGCAGACGTACAATACAACTACATTGCTTTGGGCCGATACCACGTCGTCTCCAACCTTTACAGCAGGTGCAAAGATGGGTTATGTGGTGTATGACAACAACCTTTGGTTTGGTAATGCCGTTGAGGCACTATACAAGTGGGATGGTACTACATTTACCGCCTACGCAAGTAATCCAAAGGGTAATAACCTAGAGATTTTTGAAGATAGGCTCTTTATATCAGGTGTTACGGCCGAACCATTGTCACTTTACTACTCAAAGATATCTGATCCGACTGATTTCACCGTGTCGTCTACCGCAGGTGGTGTTGTAAAACCACTTGGAACTGATTTTATAATGGCTCAAGAGAATTACTACGGGCAATTGTTGATATTCAAAGAGAAATCTATTTGGAAGCTTACGTTTGTATACGACAGTGTAGTTTCATTGTTTGTACCAAAACTAGAATTACAGTCCGGCAACTACGGCGTGTGTTCTAGGAAGGCGGTCACATGGGTCGAGAACGATATCTGGTTCTTTACCGGACGTGAGGTGCGAGCCATTGGTTACAAAGACCAGCAGACTGGAGTGCTTGGCATCAATCAATCGGTTATCTCCGATCAGATCAAAGATACTTTGTACACAATTGCTACAACAGACTACTCAAAGATTGCCACATTTTATAACAACAGAAGATTTTATCTAGCTGTTCCACTTTCCGCAGGTGGTGAGAATGACACAATCTTTGTTTGTCATCTTTTGTACAGCTCGGCTTGGACCAAATACACTTCGCGAATAAAAGCTAGTGCTACAGATTTTATGGCTATTGACGGTATTGTTTACACTGTAAAGTCTGTCACACCATATGGGACATTAAAGTGGGATGAGACACTAAAGAATGACAACAGCGTAGCAATATCCGCTAGCGTGACCTTTAAGAAAATAGAGGACGCTGACTTTAATCGCTATGCGTTTTATCGATATCTTGATATAATGTTCAAGAATCTGGAGGGGAGAATGATCATCACAATCTTACAAGATGCCTATGACTTAAGGACAACAAAGACAAAGACATTTTATATCGGACAAGCCCTTGAGGACACGAACGCAACGACTGGTGAAGTTCCATTTGGCCAGAAGTTGTATGGTGACGGCTACGGAGAAGATGTCACTGGTTCGCCTTTTCAAAAGAAGAGAATATCATTCTTAATCAAAGCTCAGACTATCACGGTTGGTGTTGCAAATAGTTCATTATCTGAGACGTTTACAGTTTGTCAGTACCTTTTGTCAGGTTTCAAGGAGGTTCGTAAATTAGCAAAGCCAAGTAATATAGTTTCAATAAGATGATAAATATTCCTCAAAACTTTTATAAACAACTTATCTCACAGGATTGGCCGACTGGAACTGGAAACTTTTATGTCGATGTCAAGCCTACAGTATCACAAGGTTACATGACAATATCTCCGGCTTCTACAACTCTTCGTGAGATAGTATTTTTTACAGCAACTGGTACTGATGGTACAGGTGACTATATAACAATTTCTACAGGTGGACGTGGTAAAGGCGGCACCACAGAACAGACCCACATCATAGGCGAGCCGGTAAGAATGAACGTAGGGGCGGAGACGATACAAGAGATTAGTGACGATATTACGGCTGCAACTGGTAATGCTATAACTGCTGAGACAACAGCAGGAGAAACACATTCATTAACCACTGTTGCCGGAGAAGTTGTGATGGTGTGGGCGAAGGGTTCTTATACAGGGACTTCAACAGCTAGTGTTATCTCTATATCATATAACGCAGTTGAAAAAGATAGAGTTACTATTGACCCTGTTAACTCTGGTGATAAAAGTGTGTTTTCACTCATGTATACAGAGACGCCAGGTGCAGCAACTGCCAATATTACTGTCGCAATATCTTCCGGATCATTAAGTGATGTCGATATTATGGTTATGAAAATAAAAACACAATAAAATGTCAATTCACGTCCCCGAAAATTTCTACCGTCAAACAATCACTAGAGCAGTAACTTTAACGACTGGTGTCAATATTTACGTCTCCGCTCATCCAACACCATCAGAAGGGTACATAGCTATTTCTC